TTTTTTTTTTTTTTTTGTCTAAAGACAAAAGAAAAGAAAAATTAAAAAGAAAAGGTGGTACACCACCAGCTGGAAGAGACTAGAAATTAATCAAAATTGAGGAATTCAAACCTCGCCCAGCTGACAACGACCGGACCGAACGTAAGTTCAGATAATCTCCAGCACAAAAAGTACCAGAGATTAGCGATTCAAAATAGAATGAGGGAAAGAACCGCAAGAAAACCCCCATCATTAATCCACCGACCTACTGCGCTGAGTCGGAGTCATCCTCCTCATCAGACACGACGACATCTTGTGTACCACTATCTAAAACATTCAGATAATTGGTAGGTAAGATGTCGCCCAGTTCGTGGATTTGATTAATCTGCTGTCTAGCAGCAAGGAGCGCAGCAAGTTGTGCCTCTGCATAGTCAGAAACGGAGTCCTTAGGAACGTTCTTAACTATCTCAGCATTCGAGCCAGGGAAGAACACCACAATGTAGTGATCACTGAACTCGAATACCGGGACAACGTTCTTTATGGGTCGCTTCGGGAAGCCCATACTATATAAGCGCTTCTCAAAGCTACCCATTGGGTCCTTCTCACTGACGGCAACTAGGTCCTCAGAAGCTTCCATTACCTTAAAATCAGGTAACGCATAGGGCTCGGATATCTTATAATATGTCATCCCTATCTGCTTCTGCAGCCCCTTCGCCTCGGCATATTTTGGGCAGTGTTGCTCCAACCCATAAAGTTTGGCTTTCGCCGCTTTCTTATTTATGGGTGGAGCAAGCTGCTTCTGCTTCGGCTTTACAACCTCGGCCTTCTGCTTAGCAGGTTTCTTGGCCTGATAACCACTAGGACCGGGTTGCAGTTGCTGAGGGCGCGCTGACGCTCGTGACAGTTGTTGAGGTTGCGACTGCTGCTTCTTCTTAGTAGGCTTGCTAATATCACGCAGACCTTCAGGAACAGACACGTTGTGCCGCTCAATGGCCTGCATAATCTCAGCAATCAAAGCAGAGGAAGGGTCAGTCAAAGTGAAAGTTACGATACTCATAATGACAAAATACAAATTCGCGGTAAAATATCAATAATAGTATCATAAAAGTCAGTATTACTTTAATTAATGACAGGAAGCAAATTACCCTCAGGGAGACAAGCGAGCGGTTCCTCAAAGAGCAACCTAAACTCGTCCTTACTTGAGACTATAGAGCATACGACTCTAAAGACCTCAGCAGGGTCAACAGCCACAGGATATCTATCGCAAACTGCCTTAGAGAGCTCACGAACAATACTGTCATCACAATAATACTTCGTTGTATCTTTCAATGAGATACGGTACTCTTCAATATGACCCCAATTAACCAAGTCAAGTCGCGCCAAACGAATGCACAACTTCACTGGATCAGGGATAAAGTACCAACGATCCTCAACAGCTATCAAAAATTTTGAACAAAAGTGATAATACTTAAAGTTAGGAAAGAACTTCACATCCAGGTTGAACAAATCAGAAAAATTCTGACTATCACACTGGAGGTCACGTTTCTCACCAACTAAAAGTGAATCATCACCGGAAAAGACCGCTAACTTCAACTTGCGCAGATCAAAGTTACGTGCACACAACGCTATGAGGAAAAGTGTGTTACCGATAAATGTACCACCATCACCAGAACGGCGTTGCACCTGCACCTTAAACTTTAATCCTGATCTCCTATCTTTAACGATGGACTCAACATGTGACTTGAACCAAATAATAACAAGCTCTTCCGAGACACCAAAGTATCGCAGGAGCTTGCATTCAAGAAGAAGTACCTTCAAATCCTGTGACTTGTCGTACTTCTTAATGTCGATTTCAAGAGAATCAAAAGTCTCCTGAACCTTCGTACTAACCTTCTCAGTTAGTAGATCCGCAAATGAGTCAGGATCCATATCCGCAAACATAAAGATATTATTGTGGTGTCGTAGCATACTCTGGACGACCGTCTTAATACCCCTCCAGATTACACAAAACACAGCATTAATATCCTTCGTCTGGTGAAGTACCACCTGAGGAGCAGCGAACTCCATGTAGGCCTCATCAGAAAGAGTAGGTTTAGGACTATTCTTGGTGATAAGCTGGTACCTCTCAACAGCAGTAGAGTAAATGCAATATTCTCCAATTACCTCATCAACTACACTACCCTTCTGGTCGTTCAACCACGCAGCCAACTCAGCAGGCCCATAATGTACCTCCTGGTAGTAGCGTTCGTCAAGTAAGCTGCGTAGGGAGTCGAATAACTGATCCGCCATAACATATGGCGAAACCTCAGATGATAATTGAGGAACATTGCGATTACGCTTTTGCACAGCAATCAAACTCTCCACCAAGCAGGCCTTTCTAACTACAGGTGAGCAGAAACTAAGTCTAGGAATCATGCAGTCATAGGTCCTGTCGATGGTAGCAAACTTGATAACATTGATAACAATATCATCAATAGCTAAATCTAAGTCAAGATTATAAGTTATCCAGGCATCCATATAATTCGGTACGTAACAACTATTAGGAAATGTTGTGCATAAAAAATTTTGGATGACCGCAAACTTATCATCAAATCCATAGTCCGACAATACAGGATCATGGTTGTCATGTTGCCTATAGGGTTTGTAACCAATATCTGCAGACCTTACAACGTCATCATCAAAGATAGGATCTATGAAGTGGTTAGGTACATGATCAACCGCGTTAAGCTGCATGACCTCAAAAACTGTGCTGTTTATATTGCTGTTCACGCCGGCGCAAAATATATTTGAGTGGCCGACGATGGATTTAAGCAAGGGTTTCAATCTTTGCTGGTTGAACTTGTCTAAGACTGCCGACGACACCACCAAGTTACCCTTAGGTCGTGCGTCGGCAATCTTATTCAAGACAGCAGTCAAGGTGTCACGCTTATCCAAAATAATGTCACTTCGTGGGTGATAACCAACGCGAACGCACTTATCTCCCTTCATAAGGTCAACAGATGGAATAGAGCGATACGTGACATATCTCGACGGTGTTGTGGTACCACCACCAGATAGGCTCAAGTGCGGTACTAACATGGACTCAACTACTGGCATATTTATCCACCGTGTGAGTACATCAGTACCTTCATTAACACTTACGTAGACCATACGCTTAGTATGCCTAGTCAATGCGACAAGACATTGCCTTTCATCCATAAAAATAGACTTCTCAGCATATGTCAGGCGCATGACAACAACATATTCAGCGTCACTACCCTGAAACTGGTGTATAGTACTACAGCAATCTGTAAAGATCATACCACCATTACCATAAAAGCTAAGCATGTCTTCACGAAGGAAAAATAGGATACGCAGATTCTTACCGTCGAAGTCAATTTTATCTTTTTCAAAGACTTCGCGTATAAAATTCTGTCCAAACCTATAATTCTTTGTGATAACAAGCTTAGAGACGCTTGGAGAAGTGTCCTGATTCTTGCTCAAACACTGTATGGTCAGGCCTTTAAGTGACTTACCGTAAATTTGCTGCATACGGTAGGTAACATCTGGAGGACTACGGAAAGTCCTAGCCAGGGGTCTCGCCTCAGTGTTGACAAAATCACACAATTTCTCATAATTCAACTTAAAGTCGATCCTAGAAACAAAAGGTATCTGCTTCTTATCGCCAACGCAGAACATACGCCTAATATTATAAATCATGCATAGGACAAACAGACAACCAGCATGATACATAATAGCTTCATCAACAAGCAACCTAGTGTTCTCATTAAGAGTGACCTTTGCCAACTTAGTAGAGAAGTCAACAAGATACCCGTTGATGGTTCTGACACGGCAATCGACTTCTTTCGGATCCAAATCAGGATAACGACGCTTAATGCGTAAACGAATAGAATCGCGATTTTCAACGGTTGGGCATACGACTAAGTCAGTAATTAAAAAGGTCTCGACTAACAAAGTCGTCTTCCCAGCACCAGCCACAGCTTGTACCCAATCAATCGAAATCGCACTAAGGTCATTAATCTTTTCAGAGGCATAAACGCAGTCTACTGCCTTCAAGATACTTTCAACCTGATTATGTGCAACAAGGCTAGTATAAATCGCAAAACCACCGACTTGTTTGGTGGTCTTACCTCTATGCATCTTGAAGTAGTCAGACTTATCAACCACAGAACCATTGACTATATCATAAACAGCAGAGATATCGTCAAATTGCACAATGGGTTCAGAATTCTTAAGAATCTTACCATTGCAAGTGATTATTCCGACACTGTCTTTAAGCTTCATCTCATCAGACAAGAAAGATGAATTCGGAAAGTACATCTCATTAAGCCTCTTAGGATCACGTGTCTCCGTAAACCGCAACAAGTTGGAGACGGTCTTTTCGAGTACGTCGTTACTATGAGATAGCTCCCTACCCATGTACGACCTGTACTCGTAGACAGCTTTAATACGATCGTCGAGGTTAGGTGAATCAACCTTCTCAAAGACTACTACCGGCTTTTCAACAACCGAATTGTCGGTAGGCTCCTTGGTAGTTTCGTCACCAACACCAACGATGGCCTTAATACTGTTTACAAGACTTTCAGTGTTGTAAGTGACAAACTTAGGCTTGTACTTAACAGACTTATTCAAATCGTCAAGTACATCACCGCATGGTTTGAACTTACGCACTGAGAGACCCGCGCGAATGGCATCAGCCCTCGAATTTATAACGATTGTCTCATTGTTGTAACGCTGGTTATGCATTGCATGCTGAATTAACACCTCAACAAAAGCTGTGTCATAGTCATGCCTATTGCACGAAACCAGCTCGAAGTCACCAAATTCACATCCATTGTACCAACTAGAGCGACAAGTGATGTCAACTAGCAACCTTCCCTTAAGTTGGCATAAAGATATCTCAACATCTGAATAGCATCGCGCGTAAGCTAAAAAGCTCTTAAGTACGACATTATTCAGGAAACAATCACTAACAACGCGAAGGTCCTTAAAACACATAGAATATAGCTTGTGGAAAAATGATATGATCGAAACATAATCGCCACAATCATCAAATGTCTCCACAACCACAGCACGTTCACGCGTAGCAAACGAAGCCAAGTCCGACACCGATCTCAAAGAATTGAAGTCGTACTTAGAGTACTTACAATGTAAACATTGCGAGTCAAGTATTTCCTCAATACTCCTATTACAAAACTTTAGTTTAGTATCACAACCGACATGTAATTTGTAAGTCGAGAACTTCCTACCAAACAGCCCAAACGAGACGCTGCTTGAGAATTCCATAAGTTTTGATAGAATAAGAGATCTGTCCAAGACAAACGAGCGGTTATACGAATGCTTACGTGTTGGTTTAACGAATCCACCACCAGCATACAAACCGCACAAGTCCTTAACATAGTTGGACACTTCAGACTCTTCTAAGGTTTGTTTATAAAAGTTCTCGACATTAACTGTATAAAAATGGTTACGCACCTCGCTCGTGATTGAGAACTCACTACCAGGGTGAGAGCGTTTACCACTACAAAGTAGATATCCATCAACAATTGATGTCGAGATAGCCTTTGGTTTGAAGAACCTAATATCCTCAAATAGCGTGGTTAGCATATTCAAGGATTCTGGAACTTCTTCAGGACGAAATACCCTAAAAACTGCAGTCCCACCTGAAGACAACGCTGACCAAGCCAGCAAAATCTTGTTGGAACGTTCAGCAACAGAAGTGCGCGTCCTGAATCCGGGAGCAAAGGGCTTTAAAGGAACCCGTGAGAGATCAGAAAAGACTACCATACATTGAGAATAAATTCCCAAATTAAGTACGTCGGATAGCGTGGTTGACAAGCAAAAGGATTCTTCGTGAAACTCCGAATCCATTGTAAAGTCACACACACCATATCTATCAGGGATCCTAGAAGTATTGGAACTCCGTAAAACTATAACATTAGAATGCGGATCCAAAACTCTCAAAGCCTTAATGCAATGATGTAACCACACATCGGTAATAAGGAATTTGTTCCCACTACTTGAGGGAATCTCAAGTGAGGAAGCAATTTCCATAAAGCCTAGCTCATAGACATTTAAGAACGGGCCCTTATAAGAATTGTTAAATATATTAAAGTATGACGCAATAGTGCCATCTCTAGTATAAATCTTATAAAGGTCCACAAGACGCCTATAATCATGCGTGGTTGGCACTACCATGCTCAGTGCACCATGACATAAAACATGCTCATCAATAAGACCAGCTTTAATACATGGTACAAGCAAGCTATAATGGCTATGCTCTAATTGAAGATGAATGAACCTCGAACCTTTGTTAGAGATGAAGTGTGTAATCAATTCGCGACCACCTTTAAGGTGAACACAAATATTAACGTTAAAAGTTTTGCTGATAAGAATCAGCGTAAACTTATTACCGTAAACACCATCACGTTCCAAAGAGTCAAGGAACTCATCTTCGCCAGCGTCGCGAGCAAGTTTCGCGACCTCCAAAAAGTATGGAGAGTCTCTCAGCCTACTTTTCAAATCGCAGACTGATATACCCCTATACAGGCACGCCTTGACGAAACAGTAGTACAAACAATTACCATCGCCAGGCACCTGGATCACTGTGAGGTCTTTGGTGCACTTCGCATCATTAACCTCAATGTGACTCGGTAAGTATGCATCAAAATCATGATCGCATAAATTACTAAGGGTAAGATCGTCACGCAGGCTCTTTATGTTCTGCACAACCATATCTGGGATGTCCAGAACATACTCAAGCATATGTGTAGAGTCATGGACGACAATAGGGCACTTTCTATGGACACGTGAAAACTCACGGAACCATTGAACCAGCCTCTCGAACTGACTCAGACGAGACCTCTCCTCGGTATTCAGATTCCTATCGCAAACGAACTTATTGTCCTCCGAGTGGGAGAAACCCAGCTTACCTAAATCATAAGTGGATGAAGGGTGTTGCGTCTCACCAACTTTGTCAGGAGAAAAGACGTTTGTAAGAAACCGTACAATACCATTTTTGGAGCTCCTAGTCCTGTACTGATCAGCTAACATCTTCATAGTTACCAAACCCTGTGTCGCTTCCCACTTCTCCTGGTAAAGCAACATATACATAGTAACAATAAAGGTTTGCAACTTACGTACAGGAATAGGAAAAGACGGATCGACCATGGTGGTACCACCAATATTCCGCCTCGCAGCAATCCCAACACCACTTTTAAGCAACCCATCGTAAACGAACTTGTTGGAGTCAACGGTCATACCATACTTGAAAACACTGAGGAAAAACTCCTCAGGGACTTCAATAGATACGGGACGCATAACACCAGACTTAAGTCCATTACGGCCCTTGAACAGACTCTCATAACCAGTCACATATTCCCAAGTGTGAATTGTGACTGTGTTAGGATGCTCTGTCCTGGGTATATTAAAAGTGAGTTTGGAACCAGCAATAAAATCCTTCTCACGGCGAAATACTTCGATTATGGCAACAGAACCAAACATCTCAGTAATCTCGAACATGTAGAATCGCTTATCGCTCCCAAGGACCACTTTAGTCAAAAATTTATCGAGATACACATCCAACCTATGAACATATGATGCCTGTGTATCGTTCAAAAATTTTTGTTTATAATACTTAATGCCATCCTCCACCACAATATCCCATTTGTATTGCAGTAGATCATCTTTACCAGATGTTGAGCCAGAAAGTATAGCAGATGGAAAATGTAGGCACATGATAGCATGATGAGCATTAGCTGCAATCATACAGTCGACAATACCAGCAGCGGTAATATCATAGGCACTATGGACAAAAGTCAAGGTTGGTGCCTCAATATAACACTGCTGACCTATATTTTCACATCTGTATTTCGTGGATCCTTCACGAAAGCCCTCGCATATAATACCGTGATCCTTAGACGTTGGACATACATGAGAGTAGATATACTTCTTCAGCCTCTCTAGCCTTATGTGGTCACGAAAGTCTAAGTCTGGTGTACAGCAGTGAACATCGGTCAATTCATCGGCGATAACATCCATCCCCGATGCGCCAACGTCTTTGTTCTTGACGTGATACCCATCGGGTATGTCGTCGTCTTTCCTGTAACCCACTTTATCACGCATGTAAAAACGTAGCACACGACGCAACGCAGCAGCGTTGTTATGTGCCACATTTTTACTAAAGGTGAGCCTAATCTTATAACCCAGAAACTTCTCGTTTAAGAATCTTTCCATATCATTGGAGACATTCTCATGCACAAGAAGGGGTTTCTTACGAAGAGCAGTCGTTGTGATATTGTGTAAACGAGCAGAATGGATACAACGCGCGGCCTCATCGACATCTGGATTGTCGGTGAAGCCACGTTCAATTCTCCCATTGAGCTGCTCACGAATCTCCTTTGGGTAGGAGGAAATCACAGATAAAATCGCCGCAGCCTTAGCTTCAGTGGAAGTGATAACCTCACTGTCGCTAACGATCTGCCCATTTGCGATTGTAAAGGATACAGGGGGCTTCTCAGATGAGGCCACGACCCGACCTTTGGTATGTGTCGCCGTGAACCTAGGTTCATCGCAATGTGATGAAGCCTCACGATGGCTTCTGAGAAGCTCCCTAACTCTGTTAACGTCCAGAGTTTCAACGGTGCTATGTGTAGACATCTTTGGTATAGCTCTACACTGGTTAAAATTTGGTATATCTTACGTAGTCTGTAAGCACAACAGAAAAATTTTGTCAAGCAAAATGGTATATCACTTGACAGATTTATC